GATTAAAAAAATTTGCAAAAGTTATTCCACCGCTTGCCATTCCTATTCCAATCAAAGCTGCTCCTAGTAATACTTTTCCTGTACCACTTCCAGCACCAGATATAACAGGAACGATATGTATATCTTGCTGTCCTATTGGGTGGTGTATCTCTTCTTCGTTTACAGCATAATTACCAACTTTTACCTGATAATATTGAGGATTCATATACTTCTCTACCTGCGGAAAATTATTAACAAGAAAACTTACTGCTTTTCCAAGACTATCTACCTGTATTTCAAATTCTTTATGGCCTACAAACTCTGCTAGCTCACCATATAATTTTAATTTACGCAACATAACGATACCTACCTCCTGTGCATTTTAACAACCATTGAGAATAAGGCTCTCTACAAGATAGTCTATCGGTTAAATGATGTAAAACATCCCCATCTAAAAAAATAGCTACATGATTTAAACCAGGAGATCCAATAGACATCAATAAAGCATCACCATTCATTGTTTTTTCCTCTGGTCTTAACTCTCTAAATCCAGTTCTCCAAGCACAGGTTTCAAATAAAGGATTCAATACAAATTCCTCTGGAGTTGTAGGTCTATCCCAATCTTTCAGTTCAATATTTTTTTCTTCTTTATACCAATCTTTCACTAAAGACCAACAATCAGTAACACCCCAAACCCAAGGTCTACCTAATAAAGGTGGCTTATATCCACAAGGTTCGCAATATCCCCATTGTTCTGTTTTGGGG